AAAGATGATATAATAAGAAAGGCTATAGATGATATTACTACTAACCCAGGAAAGTATTACCTAGATGAAAGTGTTAATACTGCCCTACAAGGAGAAAGTGTAGTAATAGATAGTGATATGTATAACCAGTTAGATACTATGATGGCTAGTAAGGATACTGATAACCATACTATGGCTATGGAAGTTCTAGCTAACTGTAATGTAGAAGAGTCTGCTAACTATGTATATAAATTATTTGAAAAATATACAGCACAGATGACTTACACTAAATCTTGGAACTCTGTTAATATGAAAGCATTAAGAGACAGTACTGGTCTAGATAGATATACAAGGTTTAATGAAGATTTATATATTAGTTTCTTACAGAAGTATAATAAAGCTGATATGGATCTTGTTGCTGCTATTAGGGATAAATGTCTTATAACTGCTCAAGATGCTATTGAAAGTCTATACAGTAACTCTGTATATAGCAATATACTACAATTAGATGTCAAGACTATTAAAGTTACATTAAAAGGTGTTAATGATGGTACACAGAGTACTATTATTATAGAGGAACCTGAAGAGATAGAAGAAGATATTAAAACATCTCCTTGTGCAGCTCATGATGAAGCTACTGTTGAAGCTATAGAAGAAGAAGAAATTCATATATCAGATTTAAGTAATAACTTTATATTAGTAGACGATGAGGACCCTTTCGCTTAACGAAGATCATATGGACAAATTAGAGGCTCTCATGAAGAAATTCATGGGAGTTCCCTATGCCCATAATGAGACAGATATTGAGATAGTAGAGTATGAAGATGAGGACGGGCTGGAGAGTAATAACTGGTTATACATCACAATGGTAATATTGCCGCAATATATAGGAGATTGGCACTTGGACGCTAACTGGATGGTAACACATATGACAGCTAAGACTCTAAAGCATCCAATAGACTATCTCTATGAGAAGTATATAGAAAATGGAAGATGAAATAGAACCAACAGCACATCAGATAGAAGTACATGATACTACTGTAGGTCGTGCACATAATGAATGTCCACAGTGTTTCTCTAATGGAGGACAGTATCTGTCTATAGAAAATCCGGGAGAAGACTGGACGCAGACTTATTGTACATATTGTAGGGAATATATTAACTTAGATGATTATTATGAAAAAGAAAAGCAGAGAAGAAGTTCAAGAGGAGGCCCTAGACTCTTGGGTAAAGACTGGACGTAATGGTACAGTAGCTTGTATAACAGGTTTAGGTAAGACTAGGATAGCTATGGAGGCTATTAAGACGTTCCCTAAGAGCTCTAAAATACTATTTTTAGCGGAAGTTAAAGATAGGGAAATAGAGCTCTTAAAGGAGCTTAAGAAGTGGAAAGTAACTCATAAGGTAGACTTCTTATGTTACCAATCAGCTTACAAGTTGTCTAAGGGAACATATGATTTTGTTATCTATGATGAAATCCATGAGATGCTTACAACAGCTTACAGTAAGTTCTTTTATAATAACACCATTAAACATTCTATAGGTCTAAGTGCTACTATTGATAAGAGAGCATGGGCTAATGAAGTGTTAGAAATAACAAAAGGTGATATGTTAGATGAGATCTGTCCTATATGTTATACCTACACTTTAGATGATGGTCAAGTGGATGGTACTAGTAGAAAACTTAATGTACATATTATAAGACATACTTTAGATAGTGTGTCAAAGAATATTACAGCAGGTAGTAAAGCTAAACCATTTAAACAGACAGAATGGGCTAATTATCAGTACTGGTCAGGTAAAGTAGGTCAAGCTATGAACATGCCTGATAGTGTCAAACAGTTAAAGATAATAGCTGCATCAAATGCTAGAGCCAAAGTGTTATATAACTTACCTAGTAAGATAGTAGCATGTAAGAAACTAGTTAAAGCATTAAAGAAACCTACTATACTATTTGGTAACAGCCTAGAGGCGTTAAAGAAAGTTACTCCAAATGTAGTAGATGGATATAATACTGATGATCAGAACAAAGCTATTAGAAAGAAGTTTGATGATGGTAAGGTAAATATAATAGGAAGTTTTAAGAAGCTCAAACAAGGGGCTAATCTTAATAATTTAGCTAATTGTATTATTATGTCTTATTACAGTAAACCAGGACATATTATCCAGCAAGTAGGAAGACTAAGAAATGATGGTACTTTAGGTAATGTATATATATTCCTAACTGAAGATACTCAAGAAGAGAAATGGTTTGCTACTATGTTTGAAAGTGTGACAAGCTTAAATATGATATACTACAATAATGTAGAAGAATGTATAAAAAAAATTAAATAATATGGATAGTATAGGAGGAATTTTAGTAGGGCTATATTTAATTATAAGCCAAATAATGAGTCTAGTATTTTTAGTAGAAATAGCTAAATCTTGGGACAGTGTATTAGCAATAATATTCTTTGGACCATTTTTAGCAGAGTTTAAAGGTCTACTTTGGATATTTATGATATGGTAGATGAAGATAATAAACTTATAGACTTCTATAGGTATGGTGATGACTATGCCGTTCCATGGCCTTATGATACTGATATGGGAGCTGTTATGGAAACTATAGAGAAGATAGTGTTTGAAGCACATAGTAGCTGCCACTTTGAGGCTGGAGGTTATGCCTTCAGTACTTGTGACGGCTGGGTGTTTAGTATGCTAGATGATCAGAAAAATAGTACATCAGGAAATGGTAAGACAATGTTAGAAGCTGCTTATAATGCATTAGTTAAATTTGTAAAAAATGAAAGCGAAAAAAGTAAAGAAGATAACATTTAATAAAAAAGAACTAACGTTTGAGATTCAACTAAGCAAAATAGTACAAAATGAAGAAGAACGTAGAAGTAACAAAGAAATTAGTGATTTTATTGCTAATATGTATTAATTTTTGTATATTTGTAAGATGGAAGAGTGCCCAATATGTATAGGAAGTGGAGAGGTTTATGACCCTAATATAGAATATATTGTGGTATGCGCTGTCTGCAAAGGTACAGGAGAAATCAAATAATTTTATGGAAATTAACTTAGCAACGCTAGTCAAGCACAACTTGACAGCGGATGAGTACATATGGATGTATCAGAAGTACTATGGTAATACTTTTCCTGTAAAATATGTTTTAGATAAAGAGAAATTACAAACAGAAGGATGGCTAAAAGTAATGCCTGATCAAATAGTGTTAAGACAGAAAACTATTAACATGTTTGAGGAAGGTGATTATGTTTTTAAGGAAGAAGAAGAAAGTTCAGATGTCCAAAAGATAATTATAAAGTCTATAGACGCAGCTAAAGCAGATGTTAAAAACTGGATAGCAGAATATAGAGAACTTTTCCCTAATAAAACATCAGGAGGAAGATTACTAAGAGCAACACCAGCAGTTTGTATTAAGAATATGTGCACCTTTATAGGTACTAATAGTAAGAGAGGTAGTATTATAACTAAAGAGATGGTAATAAATGCTACTAAGGAATACTTAAAAGTACAAGCTAAAGATGGATATACTTATACTAAAGCAGCTAATTATTTCATTATGAAAGACGGTGATAGTTTACTGTTACAACATATAGAGATACTAGCAACACTAGGAGAAAGTAAAATAACCAGTGATGGTTCTAAAAACATGACAGATGATATTTAAAAGAAAGAAGTATGATATTTGACGATGTAATAAATAAGATAAATAGAGGTAAGCAAGGTTTAAATACAGGCCTTCCTATGGGTTTTAATAGACTAGTTAACTATGTACCTGATATTCAACAAGGTACTTATTATTTAGTTGGTGGAGAAACTGGGACAGGGAAGACTGCGTTTGCAGATAATTGCTTTCTTTATAATCCTTATGATTATATCCAGAAGACACCTGATTGTAAATTTAAGATGAAGATGATTTATTGGTCTTTTGAGATAGATAAGATATCTAAGATAACTAAAGCAGTATGTAAGAAGCTATATACAGATTACGGTATAACTACAGACATTAACTTTGTGTTATCAAGAGGTAAAAATAGAATATCTCAAGAGATCTATGATAAGGTTCTGCAAACAAGAAACTATTTTGAGGGGTTGGAAGATGTGTTAGAGATCTTTGATGGGGCTATGAACCCTACAGGTATAAATAGATATATGTTAGATTACGCAAGAGCTAATGGTAAGTATTTAATGAAAGAGGTGGATAATGGAAAAGGTGGGAAGATAGAAGTCTTTGATAAATACATACCTAATGATCCTAACTTATATACTATGATAATGGTTGACCATGTGAGCTTAACAAAGAAAGAACAGGGCATGAAGACCAAAGAGGTAGTAGATAGGTTATCAGAATATATGATACCATTACGTAATAATTTTGGATTTATTCCTATAATCGTACAGCAGATAGGTAGAGGAAATAGTACTAGTGATCGTATGAAGATGGACAGACTAGAACCTCAACTAAGTGACTTTAAAGATTCAGGGAATACTCAACAGGATGCTAATGTTATAATGGCTTTATTTTCTCCTAAGAGATATGAACTGGAGAACTTTAGAGGTTATGATATTACTAAGTTGAAAGATAGGTTCAGAAGCTTAATGGTATTAAAGAATAGGGACGGTGAGAGTGATGTACGTGTAGGTCTACAATTTGTAGGGGAAGTGGGACACTTTGCTGAGTTACCTAAGTTATCAGATTTTCAGGCAGACCCTAAGTTATATGATAAATATGCAAATATAATAAACTATGGAACCAGGTAGATATATAACAGTTGAACGGGACCTCACAGAAGGTATAGTACCTAGAAAATGGTATAAAATACTAGAAGAGAAGAGAGATGAGTACAAGCTTTGTAATGGAGCAGGAGGGTCTTTCTATGTACGTAAAGATAGTTGTGGTGAAATACTACAGGGAGATCTAGAGTATACTTTAGAGTATAAGCATGAAGAACAGTATAACTATATTAAACCAAAACATTATGACTTGTGGGATAACACAGATGCTCTTACTATAATGAAAAAAGCTTTAACAGCTGAAGAGTATGTGGGATTCTTAAAGGGTAATATTTTGAAATATCAACTACGACTTGGCTCTAAACCTGGAGAGTCTATAGAAAGAGACCAGGAAAAAATAAACACATACAAACAAATATTAAAGGAATGTCGGAACTCATAGGTATAGTAGGGGAAAGTGGAACAGGTAAATCAACAGCGTGTAGAGGACTAGATCCCAAGACAACAGCTGTAATTAACTGTGTAGGTAAGCCTCTACCTATAAAAGGATGGAAAACTAATTACACAGAGTTCAAAGGAGCTACAGGTAACTATTTTTCATCAGATAAAACAGCAGACATAATTAAGTTTATGGAAGCTATTTCAAAAACCAGACCAGATATTACTAATTTAGTAATTGATGATTGGCAGTATACAATGTCTAATGAGTTTATGAGAAGGTCTAATGAGAAAGGCTTTGAGAAATTCACTGAAATTGGTAAGAATGCTTGGCAGACCTTAAATGTAGGTAAATCACTTAGAGATGACTTAAAAGTCTTTGTATTAACTCATAGTGATACCGTACCAGGAGAGTTTGGATCTAAGCCTACTATCAAGATTAAGACAATAGGTAAGCTTTTAGACGACAAGATTAACCCAGCAGGTTTATTTACTATTTTATTGTTCACAGACGTACAGGCCAAAGAAAATGGCGTAGTAGAGTACAGATTTGTAACTAACAATGATGGTACATACCCAGCTAAATCACCAATGGGCATGTTTGACGACAAGTACATTGATAATGATCTTGGGCTAGTAGTTAGTAAGATGGAGGAGTATTATAATTAATAAGTATTAAACAATTAACACATTTACAATAACAATTTAAAATTAAAATTATGTTTGGAACAGAAGGACACGTAGTAGAAGAAAAAGGACAAAGAGTAAGCGCATTTTTAGCACCAGGTATTCATACCGCTAAGATTGCTAAAGTAGAGTTTATTGAGTCCAATGGTGGAACACCGGGTATTAAAATGACACTAGAAGGGAAACCTAATGGAGGAGATTTTGCACACCCTGCAGGACCACAGTATAAGGGATCAACAGCTGAAACTACTTACTGGTTGAGTGAGAAAGCGTGGAAGTTCACAAAAGACAGATTAATTATTATAGCTGATAAAACAGGTAAAAGAGCAGAGCTTGATGCAGCTAAAGGTTCTACACCTGCTGAATATGTTGCTAGTATAGCACCAGTATTTACCGGAGTTACAGCCAACTTTAAGTTAGCAGGTAAGGAAATTGAAGGTAAAGTAGCTGATGATGGTACTAAGAAAAATAACTGGTTTAAAGCAGAGCTTGCTGGTTATGGTTTCATTGAGGCACTGGGAACTGAGCCATCTACTTTAAAGTTTGATGAAACTAACAAGTATGATATGGTTAGATTACCAGCAGCTGTCGTAGAATCTGCGACAAGTGAAGAATCTCCTTGGTAGTTAAATGTTTACTACTGAAGGTTATGTAGCACTTTCAGAGAAAGCAATCTTATCACGGGTCTCTGAGTTTGATATATTTAAGTTTTATATACCAGACTTGGAGGCCCCTAATAAGCCATTCTGTTCAGAACTCCGTAAGGATTCCTCACCAACATGTAGAGTATCTCTTTTAATGAAAGGGTATAGGTACAAAGATTTTGGAGATGGGACAACTTACGACTGTATAGGATATATTAGACACAAGTATAACTTAACTTATTTTGAAGCATTACAGGTGATATCTAACGATTTTAAACTAGGTATAGGTAATGGTAACACAAATAAGATAGCAATACCAGTTGTAGATAGTTTATTAGGTAGAGAGCCGAGTGCTATAAAAGAAACTGAGATAAGAATAGTATTAAAAGAAAGAGTAACAACTAGGAGTATAGCATATTGGTTACAATATAACATAACTCCTTGTATGTTAAAACAGTACAAAGTAAGTGCAATAAGTGCTTACTATGTAAATGGTACATTGATAAACATACCTAAGGCAGAGATAGCGTTTGCATACTCGTTTGGTAATTACAAGTACAAGATATTATGTCCTGATAAGTCAGATTTTAAATGGACTAATAATGCAGGTGGTATAGTTCAAGGACTATCACAATTACCAGCAGATGGAGATTTACTCTATATAACAAGCTCACTAAAAGATGTAATGGCTCTAAGGTCTGTAGGAAAACTAGCAATAGCACCACAGTCAGAGAATACGTTAATAGCAGGAAGTTTAATTAGAAAACTAAAGGATAAATTTAAGAAAGTAGTATTATATTATAACAATGATGAACCAGGTATTAATGCCGCTGAGGAACATAGTATTATATATAATATACCTGTAATATATCATTACAAACACAGGCCTAAAGATCCTTCAGATTACATAAAAGAACTTGGAGTAAATAAATACAAACAAATGTTAGATATATTATAATGGCAACAAATAGAAATAGAACAGCAGGTCATAATTTTGAAAGGGCTATAGTAATAGAGCTCAAAGAGATAGGTTATGAAGATGTAGTAACATCTAGAGCAGAGTCTAGAAATATGGATAATGCAGGTGTAGATATATTTGGAAAAGACTTTCCTTATTATATACAGTGCAAAAACTCTAAAACATATCAAAAGCTTCACGAGCTTATAACTAGTGAACTATTACCAACTGATAAACCAACTATAGTATTTCAGAGAAAAACTCGTAAAGTAACTACTAAGTTTGTAACAGAAGGTGATTATGTATCAATGAAGAAAGAGGACTTTTACAATTTATTAAAACAAATTAAAAAATAAATAACAATGGAAACACAACAAATAAGTATCAAAGGATTATTAGAAGATTTACAAAACGGTTACACAAGATGTGTAGGAGATGTAAATTATGATGAAACAATAGGAAGTATTCAGACTAAATATAACTTGAATAAATCACAAGTTAAAGAAATGTTTGATCACCCTAAATTAAAAGGTAAGAAAACTATAACAGCTAAAGCACCAGTATTTCTATTAGTAGATGATACAGAGGAAGTTAGTTATATAGAAGATACTATACAGCCTGAAGCAGTTACTGTAGAGGTAGAGGTAGAGGAAGTTATAGAAGAGTTATTGTTCTCAGATGGGGCTGATGATGATTTTATGGGAGAAGAAGTTACTGAAGATGCTGAATATGATTTTAATTAATAATTATGACAGAGAAAGAATATAGAGCCCACAAAGGTATAAACTATAGTTTACTTTCTA